CCAGAATATGATAGGATACGCACTATGAAGAATAATATATCAGATTTAGATATTGATGCGACTGAACTAGACACTTTAGTTGATTGGGAAAACCCACCTAAAATTGAAGACCTGAAGCAAGACTTAACAGAAGCACAGTCTGCTCATTCAGATCATATCATCGATGTCGAGAACTGGTTAGACGCTCTAAACGGCAAACAGAAGCTTAGCACTAAACCTGGTCGTTCTAAGATTGTTCCTAAACTTATTCGTAAGCAAGCTGAGTGGCGTTACGCTGCATTAAGTGAACCTTTCCTATCTACCGATGACTTGTTCAATACAGCACCGGCTACCTTCGAAGATAAGAAGGCTGCTGAGCAGAATGGTCAAGTACTTAACTACCAAATTAACTGCAAGATTGATAAGACTAAGTTTATCGATGAATACGTACGTACATGTGTGGATGAAGGTACATCTATTATTAAGTTAGGTTGGGACTACAAAGAGGAGACTGTTGAAGTTGAAGTACCTGACTTTGATTTCCAACCTACACAAGAAGCAAACCAAGTACACCAACAGTTACATGCAATGATGCAAGAAGACCCTGAGAGATTTCAACAAGAAATCCCACCAGAGATGCAACAAGCACATGAAATGTCTATGCAAGGTGGTACAGCAGTTATGCCTGTACAGGTCGGGTCTCATACTGAGGAACAAGTTAAGGTTATTAAGAACCAGCCTACTATTGAAGTGTGTAACTACGCAAACGTAATAGTTGACCCTACATGTGAAGGTGACATAGATACCGCTGAGTTTATAATCTATAGCTTTGAGACATCAATGTCTCAGCTAAAGAAAGATGGTAGATATAAGAACCTAGACGCAGTCAGCTTAGATAGTGGTAGTGTGCTGTCAACTCCAGATCACTCTGTTGATGATGACTCTAGCTTTACTTTCAAGGACAAACCACGTAAGAAGATTGTAGGATATGAATACTGGGGATTCTGGGATATCAACGGTACAGGTGAAGTAGAACCTTTCGTAGCTACCTGGGTAGGTGACACTCTGATTAGATTAGAAGAGAATCCGTTCCCTGACAAGAAGTTACCATTTGTAATCGTACAGTACTTACCTAAGCGTAAGGCTGTGTATGGTGAACCTGATGGGTTACTGATTGAAGACAACCAGAAGATTATCGGTGCTGTAACTAGAGGTATGATTGATGTTATCGGTCGTAGTGCTAACGGACAGATGGGTACACGTAAGGATGCATTAGACGTTTCTAACTACCGTAAGTTTGAACGTGGTGAAGACTTTAAGTTCAACTCTAACGTAGACCCTAGACAAGCTTTCCATATGGAGACTTACCCAGAGATTCCTGGTAGTGCACTAAATATGCTTACGTTACAAAATAACGAAGCTGAGTCACTTACAGGAGTTAAAGCATTTAGTTCAGGTATCACAGGACAAGCATTAGGTACAACTGCTACAGGTATTAGGTCAGCACTAGATGCTACATCTAAACGTGAGTTAGGTATCCTTAGACGTCTAGCTAATGGTATTAACCAGATGGGGCGTAAGATTATATCTATGAACGCTGAGTTCTTAGGTGATGAAGAAATCATCAGAGTAACTAATGAAGAGTTTGTAGCTATCAACCGTGAAGACTTAGGTGGTATGTATGACATTAAACTAAACATATCTACAGCAGAAGCTGACACTGAGAAAGCTCAGGAGTTATCATTCATGCTTCAGACTATGGGTAACAACATGCCTCCAGAGATGTCACAGATGGTACTAGCAGATATTGCTAAGTTACGTAAAATGCCTGAGTTGTCTAAGCGTATTCAAGAATACAAGCCACAACCTGACCCTATGGCTCAACAGATGAAGGAACTTGAAATGCAGCTGTTACAAGCACAGATTGCTAATGAGCAAGCTAAGGCACAAGAGAACCAGGTTGATGTAGGTCTGAAGCAAGCTAAGACACAGACAGAACAAGCTAAAGCTAGAGGACTACATAGTACCTCTGACTTGAATGACCTAGACTTTGTTAATAAAGAATCAGGTGTGCCTGATGCAAACAAAGAAGAGCAGATGAAGTTAGCTCATGGTCAAGAGATGCAAAAGAAAGAGTTTGATAGATTATCAAATTTAGACAGTAAGGCGATAGATAGTATGATGCAGGGAGCTAATACTAACTATCCGGGACTTTAACAATATGAGGGTAATAACATGACACAAGAGGAACAGTTAGACAGCTTAGAATTTAGTATGGATGAGGCTAAACACTTTATCAGTGTGAAAAACAGTATGCTGAAACTACAAAATAATCGCGATTTTAAAAAGGTGATTACAGAGTACTACTTCAAAGAAGAGGCTGCTAGGTTAGTTATGGCTAAAAGCTCTAACCTTAATGTAGAACAGCAGCTACTGGTTGATAAAATGATTTATGGTGTGGGGTCACTTGCTAAGTTCTTAGATAGCGTAATCTCTAGAGGCACTCAAGCAGAGCAAGCTCTAGCAGAAGACGAAGATACAAAAGCTAGTATCCTTCAGGAGGGTTTAGTATAATGACTACAAACAATGACGCATTAGGAATGTCAGACGAAGATTTCTTGAAAAAAGACTTCGGAGACTTCGAAGAAACACCAGCAGTAGAAACTGCTGAACTAGACACTGAAGTGACAGAAGAGCAAACTTCTGAAGCTGATGTAGAGACTCAAGTGATTGAGACTCAAGATAACGCCCAGGAGCAACCTGAGCCGGAACCGTTAGATGATGCAGATAGCCAACCATTTGAGGATACTCAAACGGAGCAGGAACCTTCAGCTAAAAGTACTGAGCCAGCGTCTCTTGATACAGAAGTCAAAGTAGATGACACAGATGGGGATACCCAAGAAACATCAACTGTAGACTTCCAAGGAGCATATGAGAGGATTTTCGCACCCTTTAAGGCCAATGGCAGTGAGATGCAGGTGGACACGGTTGACGATGTAATGTCATTAATGAAGATGGGAGCTAACTACCAGAAGAAAATGGCAACGTTAGCACCTAATCTGAAGTTAGTGAAAATGCTTGAGAAGAATAACTTACTAGATGCTAGTAAGCTAAACAACTTAATCGACATCTCTAAGAAGAACCCTGCTGCAATTTCTAAGCTTATAAAAGATAGTGGGATAGACCCTCTCGATATTGATACTGATGAAGAGGTGAAGTACACCCCTAATGACTACAATGTATCAGACAAAGAGTACAAGTTAGATGAAGCGCTAGAAGGCATCAAAGATAGTAGGTCTTTCAACGACACCATTGACGTTTTAACTAATCAATGGGACGCTGCAAGTAGAACTATAATCACTGAGAACCCTAAGATTATAGGTATTATCGATGAACATATGCAGAATGGTGTGTATGCTGAAGTGAATAAGTTAGTCTCAAAGGAGCGCGCCTTAGGTAGATTAGAAGGTGTCTCTGATGTAGCAGCTTATCAACAGGCAGCAAACTACTTAGCTAGTATTGGCGTGCTGAACAACGGAGACACTAAGAAGGTGGCTACACCACCTACGTCAGATGTATCAAGTAAGACAAAAGCAAAGGATGATGCTCAGTTAACGAATAAACGTAAAGCTGCAGCATCTACAAAGACAAGTAGCAAACCTACGACTTCTCAACCAGACTTCTTAAAGATGACGGATGATGAGTTTATGAAGATGGCTGCTGTCTAATTTTATGAAGCTTTATAGGAGAATATAATGGCTCAAGTATACGGTGACGGTACTAATTCAACAGTAGGTGCACAGGCACGTACTGATTTTTATAACAAAAAGGCGCTAATTGCAGTACGTGATAAGCAGTACTTCATGCCTTTGGCTAACGTTCAGGCTATGCCTAAACATCACGGTAAGACAATTAAACAAGACGTTTACTTACCTTTACTAGATGATTTGAACATCAACGACCAAGGTATTGACGCTTCTGGCGCAACTATCGACAGTACTAAGTTTTCAGCTTGGACTAAAGCTGGTGCTTTAATTGGTGCTGCATACACAACAGCAGCTTTAGCTGCTGCTGCAACTGGTGCTGCTGTAGTTCAACAGAACTCTGGTAACTTATACGGTTCAGGTAAGGACATCGGTTTAATCGCTGCTAAACTTCCTGCATTGACTGAGAACGGTGGACGTGTTAACCGTGTAGGCTTTAAGCGTACACAGATTACTGGTTCAATCGTTAAGCAAGGTTTCTTTACTGAGTACACTCAGGAGTCTTTGGACTTTGATTCTGATTCTGAACTACTTTCTCATATTACTGAGGAAATGGTACAGGGCGCTACTGAATTAACTGAAGCGGCTTTACAGTCTGACTTGATTAATTCTGCGACTACTACAGGTACAGCTTACTTTAAAGGCGGTACTACTAAAGCTACAGTATCAGGTGTTGTTACTTACACTGACTTAATGAACTTGTCTATCGCTCTAGATAACAACAAGACACCTAAGCAGACTAAAGTAATCTCTGGTTCTCGTTTAGTTGATACTAAAACTATCAATGGTGGCCGTATCATGTATGTAGGTTCAGAGATGATTCCTGCTTTACGTGCTATGACTGACTTACACAGTGCTCCAGCATTTGTGTCAGTAGAGAAGTATGCTGATGCAGGCAACACAGTAAACGGTGAGATTGGTTCTATTGACCAGTTCCGCATCGTTGTTGTTCCTGAGATGCAGTACTCTGCTAAAGGCGGCGCGGCTGGTGTAGACATCTACCCGATGTTAGTTGTTGGTGATGGTTCATTTACTACTATTGGTTTCCAAACTGATGGTAAGACTGTGAAGTTCACTACTACGCACAAGAAGCCTGGTAAAGATGTAGCAGACCTTAACGACCCTTACGGCGAGAAAGGTTTCTACTCAATCAAGTGGTACTACGGATTCATGGCACTACGTGCTGAGCGTCTAGGTATCATCTGGACTAAAGCTGCTTAAGTAGAGCTTTAACCTTGGTAGGCTGTTAGCACGCAAGTGCGGTGCAGCCTACCTCATTAATTCCGGGAGGAACCATGAACATAGAAAATTTGACATCTAAACAGATAAGCGATAAGCTAGCCGAACACGGTATTAAGATGCATTTTAATTCAAACAGAAAAAAGCTTGAGGAAGCTTTACTTACTATTACTACTCATGAGGATGATATTATGGAAACAGCAACAGCAGATGTAATTGAACTAGCACCAGGTACTACACACACAGCAGAAGGTATTGAACTTGAGGGAAAAGTATCTTCAGAAGCTATGAAGCTAATTAGAATTATTGTTAGACCTAACGACCCACTAAAGCGTGAGTCTGAAGGTGACATCTTTACAGCAGGTAGCGACTTAGTTGATCGTGGCAGAGCTGTTAAGAAGTATGTACCTTACAATAATGAAGAAGGCTGGCACGTTCCTAATATTATTTATCAGAACATGAAAGAAGCTGAGTGTCAAATCTTTAAAAAGGTTAGACGTAATGGTGAAGACATGATGGAAACACAGATGATTAAAGCGTACAATATTGAGATATTACCACAACTTACTCAAGCTGAGTTAGATACCTTAGCTAGCACGCAGAAGGCGCATAACACACTAGGATAGAACTATGGCATCAATAAGTACTTCAGATTTAACACAGGCAAGTGGTGTAACCACCAGTACTGACGGAAAATACACTGTTACAGGTACTGGAGTATTTGATGACCTTATGGAGGCGGTGAATGCTCATCTAGATGCTCAGTTTAATTTAGGTAGACTAACAGGTGCAGATTATGCAACTGTCTACCTAGGGGCAGTACAGAGCTCTATGCAGCAATCAGTTGCTTTTATCTTAGGTAAACAGCAAGCTGATAAACAAGCTGACCTGATAGATAAACAAATCCTGACAGAGGTGAAGAAGACTTTAGATGTTACGTCTACAACCACTGTCAGAGATGCCCAATCTGCTAAAGATTTACTCGTTAAAACGGCACAGGTTACCTCGATGACTAAGGAAGACGTAGTCAAGACAAACCAAGCCCTAGATGTACTATCACAGACATCAGTTAGGAACGCCCAATCTGCTAAAGATGCAGTGCTGAAGGATGCTCAGACGCTTGATATTCATGACCAAGCTGTACTACGTACACAAGCTAGTGATGCAGATTTATCTATCAAACGTCAACAGATTATCAATGAAGCGTTTACTAATGGTATGGAAGTGAATGAGTACATCTGGGAGATTGAGTATAAGCTTAATCTAGGTGAGACTTACACCTTCGTAACTATTGAGAACTTAACGGATAATGATGTAGTGGCACTTATGACTGCTGACCCACATGACCCTAGATACCCTGAAGTTAATGCCGTAACACTAAGTATGTCTAAAGTTATACAACATGCTGGTAAGTCTACTGCTGCAACTATCATTGCTAAAACGCAAGAAGAGGTTGACTTACTTAAACAGAAGCGTATTACTGAACATGCGCAGACGTTGACAGAGACTATCGGTTCTACTATTGTTACAAGCAGTGTTATGGGTAAGCAGGCTGAATTATTTACTCAGCAAGCTGTTGGTTTTGAGAATGATGCTAAGAACGCCTTCAATAAGAACATGGCTGATATTCTCAAGATGCAAATCAACACACAAGGTGACTTTAGCTCAAGTAAGTTCATCACTGTAGAGCATTTACTAGATCTCTATCCGGATGATGATAATGTAGTTGCAGCTACATAAAGTGACAGTATGGGCTGGAATCCATTCAAGAAGACCCGGACCTACCAATACTGGAATGTAGCTACAACACCTTTATTAGATGATGCTCTACCTGATGGGTTCCATGAGTTCGCTATCATTAATGA